TGCGTGCGCATCGTCTCGGCCTCGACATAAGCCCGGTCGCGGTCGGTATCGACCTGGATGCGCGTCTGCATCAACTGATTCGACGCTTGCGCCTTTTGCATCTCCACTTGCGCCCTGATTTGCGCGGCCTGCACCTGCGGCGACACCTGCGGCTGTTGCGCCATCTTTTCCTTCTCTGCGTCTGTCAGTTGCAGTGCCTTCGCGTTCAACTGCTTCGAGCGCAATACCTCGCCCATCCATCGTTCAGGCGAAATGCCGAACGCCGGATTCATCACCAGTTGTCCCATCTGCTGAAGGAATTGATCTTGAATCGACCGCTCAATCAATGCCCCCGAGCAATGCGCGTCAATCTGGAAATCGCCCTTCTCATCGTCAGGAACCTCAGGATCGAGCAGCAGCCATTCGTAGAGGGCTTCAACCACCCGCCTGGTGATGTAGTCATCCACCTGATAGCCGACCGCGCGAAGTAGCTGATTGGCGTTGTTATTCTGCATCTGCATGCCGCCGAAGGTATCCGGCGTGGTATCGCCCGACTGGCCCTGCGTGACAAGCGGGATGTTGGTGCTTTCCTCTGCCAGCTTGAAGGCGTATTCGATAATCGCCATCATCTGCGGCTGCATCGACGGGAACTGCGACAACATGAATGCCTTGCGCACGTCATCCAGCACAGCGCCCGGAGCCTTGTGCCATATCTTGTCGTTGGTAATCGTCCAGTCGTTATTCGCCGGAACAATCGCCTCGGTATCAATGATGATCTGACCACCGGCAGAGCGACCGGCATTGGTCAGCATGGCGCGGGTTGCGGCATTGACGATGGATTGCGCGGTCTTGCACTGCTCTCCGGGGCCAACACCTACCCATGAACCGGATCGCCTGCGCCACGGCATCGCGTTATAGGGGAAGGTGCCAGAGTCCAGCGGGTTGATAACGGCGCGAATCACCGTCGAATTAACGACCGTCACAATCGCGTAGTATTCGTCGCGCTCGTCGTCCTGACCGATGCCCTGCGCCCTCGCCGAAAGCAGATCAGCCTTGGAACAGGTGCCGTAGTAATACCAGACCTGATACCGCTTGTCCGTGCTTGCCTTGTCGGTGATAGGACTGGTGCCCTCAATCGTCGAGCCTTCCGAGCCTTCTTCGAGCACGGCATCTATCTGTTCGGCAAGGAATGTCGGGTTCTTCCTCAGTCCCCGCAGCTTGCGCGCCGTGAAGAAATCCCGCTCGATAACATAATCGCCGTCGTGGATGTCCTCGCCGCATGCCGGATCAGGAAACAGGTTCCACGGATCAACCCATTCGATTCCTGGCGTGATGTTCTCGACAATCTGCAATGCAATCATGCCATTCATGCGCGAGATTGCCCGGCTTGTCCGAACGTCGGCAAACGGTGCCTTGAGAACCCCCACCCCAATACGCGATGCGTCATGCAGCACCTTGCGCATTTCTGCGGAATAGTTCGCCTCCACCATCCAGTCATGGATGCGCTTCTCAGCCTTCTTGGCTTTCTCGTCGGCCTTTTCCTTGATCTCTGTCGCAAGATCCTTGGTCGTTACCTGCTGCTGCTGATCGCCCTCGCCCATCATCACCGGCTGGCCGGCATTGTCGGTAAGCGGTGCATCCTGCTGCTCAAGGCGTGTAATCAACTCAGGGTTCGGCGTTGCCGTCATCGAGAACGGCTTGCCATCCAGCGGCAGAATGATTTCCGAGAGCTTCGCCGCGCCAGCATCGACATAGCGCGCAGTCAGCGGAATGAATACCGTCGATTGCGTAGCACTTGCGCCGCGAGACTCGCGCGTCAGCGGGCCATTCAGGGCGGCAGGCTTGGCCCACTTCGCCCCCTGCCACTCTGCGCGGTTCGCGTCGTCAATCCCTAGATAGGCTTCCTCGCAATAGGCCCAAACATCCTCGATGCCGGATTGCTTGCGGAACTTGACCGCCTCATCCCTTTTGGAAGCGACAAGTTGCCCCAGGGCATCAAGACGCGCCAATCGCTCGGCTTCTGCGTCGTCCTGCGCCTGATCGACAAAATCGCTCATCGGTTCCCCAAAAGAAAAAGCCCCGGTTCGTATGGACGAACGGGGGCCGACGGATTCATTGTATAGGTTCTTGCTATCGTTGTCTAGATTCTTATCGTACCACTCTATGCGTCATGCGGTGATACCAAATCGCCACCCCGGCCGCGCCAGGGATGACATCGAAATCGAATGCGCCTGCATCAAACGCATCGGTTGCGAAGGATGCCGCCGCGAAACTTGCCATTACGCGCCACGCCAAAGGTCGGCGGGTTGCCCTGTGCCGAGAACGGTCGCGCCATTCATTTTACGTACATCGACCGGCAAAGGAGTTGTCGCCGCCTGCGCCCAGATCGCATTCGCCAGTCCTTGCGGCGATAGATCGGTGAATGGCGTCCATTCACCCGCCATCGAGAGCAGTCCACGCAGGTCGGACGCGCCTGAAACCTGCGCCACGCTGCCGCTGCCCTCGAACGGCACGATCATGGCAAGGTTGTTACCGTCGCCGGTCAGGCTGATGCTGCCCGAACCATCCAGGCCAATGGTGAGTTTGAGTACGATGTTGTCGCCGGTCAGCGTGGCGACGACGGCGGTGCCTTCCATGCCTACCACCAGCGACAAACCGCTTTCTCCGGTCAGTTCGACCACGCTGGCCGTGCCTTCCATCGGCCCGCCTTGCAAGAGGTTGCTCGCCCCTTCGACCATTGCGGCGATGGTGCGCAAGGCTGACATGCTGCCCGCCCGGATGGCGGGCACGGTGCCATTCACGTCGTAGCCGTCAGGCGTGCTCGCGGTTCTGGCAAAGCTCGCATTGACAAAACGGTTCATGCGATCGCTTTTGGACTTGATGCTCGCATCAAGTCCTGGCGCAAAGCCGAAGCCCTTATAGGTGCTGCGCGTCATGTACCTGCCATTCGGCCAAAGTGCCATGATTAGCCCCAGACGACTTCCAGGCCACCGGCAAAGGTCGTCGATGCCGCCGTGGCCGCGCCAGAGCCAAACAACCATGTGAGGCAAGCCCCGTCCTTTATTTCTGGCAGGCTCGGGATTTGATTAAGCAGGTCTTTCTCGGTCATCAAGCCAGCGACAGAAAGCGTGATCGTCGCCAGCGGGCGGGCGAGAACCAGCGCGAACGTGCCGGTGTTGGCCGCCGACATAGTGACGGTCTGCACCGATCGAATGCCGGTATCGCCCGAAGCCAGCGGCAGGAAGGGGCCGTAGTTGTTGGCCGCCGTGCCGGAGTGCGAGACATGCCCGGCGATAGCTGAGGCAGTCATGGCAACCGTAACGGGCAGCGTGCTGCCGGCATTCCCGGCCTGATCGGTGTAAGACAATGCGATGTTCTGCGCCGTCGCGCCTGCTACGGCCGTCTGTACCTGGAAGGCGCGCACACCTTCGCCGTTGGTGTAGCGCAAGCTCGGCGTGCCGACCAGCGTTTGCGCCGACGTGGTGTTGTTGCTGATGCCGGGATAGTAGCCCTGCATATCGACCAACATCAATGTGCCTGGAACCCCCGTTGCCGCCGTCGACCAGGCATTGAGGTTGAGCAAGTGCTTCCGGCTCGGGCTGACGTTGCCGCCGTGTGGCATCCCGAAAATCTGCGTGCCGTTGCCGGTGGCCTCGCTGCATGCCGTCCAGTTTAGTGCGGTTCCTGCCCACGCATTCGCTACCGGCATTGAGCTGAGCATCGACAGGTCATACCAGCGGCCAAGCGCGTAGGCCGATGCGCCGGTGATCTTGTTCCAGTCGTAGCGCGTGGTTTGCCCGTTGGCAATGGCGGTGATGAGATTGTCGATAGATTGGATGGTCATGCTTATCCCCAAACAAAAGTGAAGTTTCCGAACCACGCCACGGTTCTGGCAGTGGTGCCTGTCGCCAGCATGTCGAACCAGCCGAGCCATGCGCCGTCATAGATGCGGGGCGGGGCAAAGGCTTTCTCGGCGATGAAGTTCTTTTCGGCGCAAACGAGGTTGTCACCCAAGACCATCGATCCAAGGATGCGCACGAGGTAAATGCAGTGCAGCCCTCCCGGTGCGGTCGTGTGCTGAATCGAGTTGATGCGCTTAACGCCCTTCGCGCCGCCGCCGAGTGGGATATGCACCGTGCTGCTGGCGGCTCCGGCTGTAGGACTACAGCCGGAACAGACAAGGTTCTGCCCGTTGTTGGGAATATCGACCGTTACCGTCCGTTCCACGTCGCCCGAATCTGTGTAGTTGATGACGGTCAGGCCGTTCTGGATTGCCGGGGCAATGTGATTGACCAAGACCATTTGCACGCCAACACCATCGGCGTAGCGCGGCAGGCTGACGTCGTTGACGCACTCTTGCAGGTCGGTCGAATCGCCATCGATCAGCGGGTAGTAGCCGAGCAGGTCGAACAGCACAACGCTGATTGGCCCGTTGTATGCGTTCTGGCTGCTCCACATTTGCGCTTCGGCGAGATAGCGTTCCTCGCCTGCGGCAATGCCAGGGAACCAGATCGCGTCGTTCTTCTGCGCAATGCTGGGCGTGAAGGTCAGCGGCGAACCGACACGCGCGTCGTATGCCGGCTGGCCAGACGCATAAGACGGGTCGGCCCATACCTTCGCATGAGCTGTGCCGGCGTTCTTCTGGAAGCGTTGGACGTGAAACTTCCCCGCCGCGAACGCCGCGTTGAAGTCACTCAGGCTGCGTATCGCCATCGTCGTATTGCTCCACAATGCCGTCCGTGTGATTCGGGCAAACCGGGGCCGGCTCTTGAGGAACCGGCCCAAGCAGTTCGCCGCAGTGGGCGCAGCGATAGACGATCATCAATCAACCGTGCCTTGCAGCGCGCCAGCGTTGAACAGCGGCGTGATACCAGACGAAATGTTCCGAGAGGCCGACAGCGCGCCCGAATAAAGGATGTCGCCCGCGCCTGCCGAGAGCAATCCGACAGAAAAGTGCGTGGCCGTTGCTGTGCCCGCCGTGCATTCGCCGAACTGCACGGTCGCCGCGTTGCTCACCTGGCTGCCTGATACCGTGAAGCCGCCAGCCGAGCGGGCAACATCGACACGCGCATAGCCGGTATAGCTCACCTCGTTTGTTGTCTGATTGCCGGCATCGCCGGGGTCGGACGAATGCAAGGCAACGTAGAAGTTGCCCGCCGTGGCGCTGTTCTGCAAACCAGCAGCGTCACCGACGTTTGGCCAATCGACGTTGTTGAACAGCAGATTCAGCAGGTTTGTTTCTGACGCGTTGGACATTGACATTGATTACTCCTCCACAAGTTAAACTGCGCCAAGTGCGGTCGACCGCACTTGCACCACGTGCGTCTTGCTCATCGCCTGTAGCTACCGGGTAAGTGTCGGCGCTCCATCTCGGCGCGGTACGCCCGCTTGCAGTGGTCGCGCTCGAACGGCGAAAACAGCGCGTCGATAACCGGCTTGAACCAACGCCCGCCGATCTGGTCGCGCAACCACAGGCGATACGCCGCTGCGCTCATAGTCTCGTCGGGCGATCCGTGGCCAAGCGTCAGCAGGACATAAACGAGCTGGTCGAGGGCAATCAGGATGTTGAGCAGGCGGCGTCTCATGGCAGCACCGCCTTGATGTTGATCCCCTGCGCGATGCCCAACGCCGCAAGCACGGTGACCGCCCATACGATACGCTCCAGCCACCTATCCCGAAGCGCCCGGCGCGAATCGGTGTCGGCGTCCTCGTCGCGCATCTTGGCATCGACCCATGCGCCCCGCTTACGGTTGATGTGGTCATGGATCATCGCCTCTTCCGCCCAGGCCAGGACGCGCAAGTCGCGCTCATCCGTCTTGCGCCGCCGCCCGATCCATTCATGGTCGGCATGATGGACGGGCGCATGGCCGTTGAGCACCATCGCGCGGATGCGCTCCTCGTTCTGCAACACCGCGTCAAGTTTGCCGCCAATGTCCTCGATGGCCGAGAGCAGCAGCAGCAGCAGCATCTTGACCTTCTGGTCGGACTCGTTGGCCAGTGCCTGGATGATGTCGTCTTTGGGTGCGCGCGCCGTCATTTTGGCTGCGCCCCCTTGCTGCGAGTGCCGAACCACCACAGCGTCACCGTGGTGAAAAGGTAAAGGATCGTGCCGACGATCAGCTTGACCATCTCATATCGTTGATCGGCGCTTATCGGCCCAACCTGGCTGGCCAGCTCGTTGTAAATCTGCGTCGTCAGCACGCACAGGTAGATCGTCAGTCCAGGCCGCACCACCCCGCGCAGCACGTCCAGCAACACCAGCAGCCAGCCCTGCCCGCGTGTCGGTTTGACCGCTGCGCTGTACTGCTGCGGCTCAAGCTGGTAGCTCGCAGCCAGGGTTTTTGCATCAGCCTCAACCTCGCGGGCATCCCCCTCGATGGTGGCCACTTGCGTGCGCGCAGCCCACTCCTGCGCCATGATCCTGGCATCCGCCTCACGCATCGCAACCTCGTGCGCTTGCTTGCTGGCCTGCGCTTGCAGATCGAGCTGTCGGCCCTTGTAGTCCGCATATCTCTGCACTGCCGCGCCAAGGATGCCGGTAGCGCCGCCGCTGAGGATGGCGGATGCGGCTGTGCCAAGAAGTTCAAGCATGGTCAACTATCTCCAGATCAAAGGGCTTGCCGCCCATGAGTGTTTCAAAGTTTCGCACCGATGGCATTGAGCGCAGAATGGCCCGCTGCCCCTCCATCCAGCCGATACGCTCGCCGATCGCAATACACCCCTGCACCTGTGCCTTCAGGCCAAGCGCTCGATCTCCGAACAGGTTCGCCGGATGGATCAGCACGCCGGAGCGCCCAGGAACTTCAACGAGCCGATACGTTGACCGCTTAAAGCGCGGGGAAAGCGCCCATATGCAGTGATAAATCCCCGCTGGGATACAGCTTGCGCCCTTGCGGTTATCGCGCCACGGCAATTCACCGGTGAAGGCGGTGAAGGCGTGACCATCGACCGACAGCCGCCCGAACGTTCCATGATCCGTGCTCGGTTGACGGCGAATCGTAACGCGCACAGTCACTCGATCCCCCACAACGCCAGCCACGCCAGATAGCCGCCCGCGCAGTAGCGCACCCAGGCAGCGTAAGAGTCAGTCACCGAGACGGCCGCACCGGCCGGGCGGGCGAAGGTGGCGTAGATGACGCGGCCCATCAGTCCAGCAACGCCTTAAGCTTGCCCTTCAGCGATTCAAGGCGCTTTTCGGCGTCATTGGCGGCAGCATTGGCGGTCATTGCGCGCTGCATTGCCGCAGTCTCTTGCCTGGTTGCCTCGTCCGCCGATTCGTTCAGCTTGGCGATTTCAGCCGTCACGCGCGCGCGCTCGTTCTCACCGCGCTGCATCGCATCCTTGGCTTGCAGGTTCGCCGCCGCGATGATGGCCTTCGCCGCCTCGTCTGCGCTGGCCTTGGCCCCAGATATGATGTCGTCCCGCTTGTCGGCCGCATCTTCGAGGATCTTCCGCGCTGACTCTTTGGCCTGATCAACTTCCGCGCGCGCCTCGTCACGCTTGGCCATCAGCGACACAAGCTCATCCGTCACCGACACGATCGCCTTTTGCCGCTCGGCGATGGTCTGGTCAATCTTCCCAATGTCCTCCAGCGCGTCAGCCACCTGGCCGATGCCCTGAAAAGTCACGGCCATGCGCCGAATCGTTTCGGCTGCGGTAATCAAATCGCTCATCATCAAGTCCTCATCGAGTTTGTACGGCGCAGCAAAGCGGTCACCACGATGGTTGCGCCGACGCCGACAGTGGTAAGGTTCGGGCGCACGAACAGCGGGCGCTCTATCGTCGTGAAAACCTTGTTTGCCGTCGCCGTCGTCTCTGCGCCACCGGCGGCGTTGGAAAGGCCGGTCGCGATATACGTCACGCCATCAGCAGAGCCTTGCGGCTTGAGCGTCGCGCCGCCCCAAGTGCCGGTCGCCACCCACGTCACGTCCGCCCACTCTGGGCACTGGATGCCTGCGCCGTCAGAATCGGCTGAAGTCAGCGTCCATTGGTATTGGATGAGCGAGCCATCGCCGTCACCAAGCCCTCGGGTGACGGTCGGATTTACTGTTGCCATGTGTATCTCCTGTTAGATGCCCGTGCCAGGGACGGCAGGGCGGAAAGCTGGGATGTTCAGCGGCCTCGATGGCGGCTCTACTGCGGTTGGTATTGCAAAAGTCATCGCAAGCGAATCCGCGCAGTCCGGAGACTTCACGCCTCGCCGCTTGGCATCGTCCTTCGACTCAAGCAACATCTCGCCTCCCCGGAACGAATACCGGAGCGACGTGAGATCAACCTGCAAATCGTTGTCGTTCGGGATGCTGGCGGTTTTCAGCCATTCGCCCATCTCGCGCCACATGAAAGCGCGTAGGTTGTAGTCACGCCCGTTGTCCATCCGCAGCGACGAATTGACATCCACCACAATCGGTTTCCGCTTGCCGGTCGCCTTTTCGATCACGTCGGGAAAGAACCCGCGCATCACATCAGCTACACCAGCACCCACGCCGATGGTATCGACCGCAATCTGCTCGGGCCGCTCGCCATACGCCACGATTTCAGCCCTTGCGCGTCCAGCCACTTCTGTGATGTCCAGCTTCGCCAGCTTGATCTGCTTCAGCAGCACGCGCCCACGGCGGAAAGTGATCACCGTCTTGTCGTTGCCGAACCGGGCCACGTCAATACCAATGCGAAGGCCACCGACAGGACGCACATCGGCAGGCCCGCGCATCATTGCGGCCTTGACATCTGCCGCTGGGATCAGCGCATTGCTCACCGAGCTTTCGTAATTTCGGTCAATCTCTTGAGCAACAATCACAGGGTCAAGCGATTCGCACTGCCGCTGATACCACGCATCATCTTTGCGCGGATCGTCGCGCCAGTCGAACACGAACTTCTTGATCTTTCCGCCGTGCGCCTTGCGGTAGAACGGGTTGCCCGCGCCATTCGGCGTACTCACGTCGATCTTGCAGTTCGACGTTTGCGACAGCGCGGCGTCAATCGCCTCGGCGTGCTCGTAAAAAGCGGACTCGTCCTTAAAATAGATCGAGGTGCGATTGCCTCGCCCGATGTTATCGCCCGCTTCGCCAACAATGCTGGATCCGTTTTCCGGGTTCAGGATGCGCATATGCGGCGCATGTTTTGCCTCGTCCCACCCGACCGGGCGAAACTCAACAGGCAGCAGATTAATGAACTGCCGAGCTTTCCAGAAAAGCGATTTCGGATCGCCGATCTTGTCGACGTACTCTTCTTTTCGGCTCCCGAAGCCGACCACCGTCCCCGGGTGGAAAAGCCACATCCATACGGCGAACGCTACGCACAGCCACGACACGCCCATATCGCGCGATTTCTCGACCAGGGCATCTTCTCGCCCGCGCCAAGCTGCATGCACGAACTCAATGAAATCCCGCTGTTTCCCGAACAGGACGAACGGAACCACGGTCGGCATGCCTATTTCCGCCAATCGCGGGTCGAACGTCATGCCCCAGTCCGTCACAAACGCAACAGGATTGCCCTTGTAATACTCTTTCAGCCCAGCCAGAATCTCCGGTGTCGCCCGGATGTTGGAAAGCCGCTCGGCCCTCTGCTCATACACCAAAGCGTAATTCGGCGACTTCCAATCAAATTCCATCACATCGGCAACCCACTACATATAGTATGTTCGCCGATATAACGCCGCATTTTTCTACACTCAACAGGCTATTTAGTAGTCCCACCGTCAAGCATTCGACGATAAGCCTCTTCTGGAGTGATCGATACGCTTTGCTGGATTGGCGGCAAATCCTCGGCACCTCCAACCTGGATTTTGTCCCCGTACTTTTTTGGCCGCAGTTTGCCCATCAGCCACTTCTTATTGTCGGCCTCCAGCCGGACAGCCGCAGCCGAAGCCTTATTTACTGTCCTCACGATGCTCCCATTGACCATCAGGGGCACGCCGTCGACCTCAACCGGAACCCATGCCTTTTCGTGCAACTCCAGGAACTCTTCGCCCAAATAGTCGGCCTGATCCTCCTTGGCTCGCGCGTATTTCTCGGATAGCGCTTTATCGTCCGACATCCACTGACAGATAGTGGAGTAATCGGGCAGCTCGAATCCGTCCTTTCCTGCCTTGAGGATCGAGCCTAAGCTGCGCGAACTTGTCGCCAGCTCATTGCAGACATGCGCCATCACCGCGTCACGATTCCACGATTGGCGATTAAGCATGAGCGGGTTTGACTTGCCTGCACCCTGTTTTTTTGCCGCCATTACGCGAACCGCTTTGCAGGGTTTTGCTGCCTGCTCTCGGGAGCATAGGCGTCATCGAAAGCGCCCTGGGCAGCAGCATCGGACATCGCGCCGCCACTCTTAACAGCAGAGACGATCATCTCAATAGCGTCGGACAGATTCTTCGCAGGAGTCGGGATACCTTCATCCTCGCCCTCGCCTTGCTCTTGATCCTCATGCTCGATGGACACGGAGAGCTGACCGTCGGAGCTGACATTCAGACAGACCGAAAAACCGCCCTGGCCTTCGCCGCTCTCTTCGTCGGAACCTGCTGCTTGCGGGTCTTGCATGGATTCGTTTGTTGCCATTTTGCGATGTCCCTTTCGATGGACGACAAAAAGCCGACGATCCTTTCGGATGGCCGGCTGAATGAGTGACCAGACTGGTGCGCGTCGCCCTTTAGGGCCAGCACTCCCGCGATCTCGCGGAGTTCTAAGCGTGTCGGGTGTTGATTTCTTTGGGCAAGGCTTCGCCCACGGAAACCATTATCCACTATCGCATGATAAAAGTCTACCGCCCAAGATCGCCGATGGTCAGCGTGTCCAAGTCTATCTTGATCCTGATAGCCTGGATACCGCCGCACGAATCGGCGACGGGAGACTGCTAAGGCAAGGTGCTTATCCCAACAATCGCATCGCCTTGTCCCAAAACGCCAGTATCGCCTCGGCCAGTCTTGCCTCGGCATCCGGCCTGTTACTGCGTAACACGTTTCCGAGCACATAGCGGCACTCCAGTATTGTCCGCTGCGCCGGCTGCATGTCCCATATGATCGAGTCGCAAATCTGAGCGGCCTTTGCATCTTCCGCAGCCGCAAGATCATCGACATCCTCGAATCCGCATCCACCAGACCGGAAGCCTGGCGACTTGCTCCTGTATCCGATTCCAGCCGATGCAGATTCGGACCGGCACCATGCGCCCCATCCGATCAGGTGGTATTCGGCCACTGCCATGTCATCCATGCCGCTCATGCGCGCCTCCAGTCGATGCAACGATCAGTTTTCGCCACCAACCGCTTGTACAGCCGGCAGGACAGCCGCCAGCCCAGGATGTGCATGCGGCGCTCGGAATGTTTGCAGTTCTCACAAGACAAATTCACTCGCTTCCCCCTTTAAGTGCCTTCAGCTTCGCCCGGTAAAAATCCCTGATCTTTTTTAAGTCATCGACGCTGTATTTCCGCGCCTGGTTGTCTGCTTCCAGTGCTTCAACTTCTGCCCATCCGATCCGGGCAACAAGTCCTATCCGGTAATCCACGGCTCGTCCTGCCACGTAGCGGTTGCACACCTTTCTCTGCGCATGTGCATTGCGCTCGTCAAATCTCAGGTGAGGCGCGCTGCCGGTTGATCTGTAGTGTCCGCAGTCATACCCTCCACCGACTGCTTCGAGCGTCAGCGGCTTTCCGCAGCAAATGCAGGGCTTGTCCTTGTCCCGGTATCGAACGAAGGCATTGAATGCAGCCTGGGCATCTTTGAGCCATGCGCTCCGTGGCTTGATTGCCAGCTTGCGAGCGCGGATTTCCTTCAGCTCCGATTTCTGCCGCTGTTGTTTGGCATACTCTGCCGCGCATTCCGGGCCGCATGCCTTGTGCGTCATAGATCGACGGATAAAAACGCTCTTGCAGATTGCGCACCTGGCCAAATCAAACACCCCTCTCTGCCGAAAAGGCATGGATCATTTCGATCAGGTCGGAGAATTCCCGCTTCCCCAACCGGCTTGTTGATGTCCCGAGCATCACCACCCCACCATCAATACCCGCAGACATCCGCACATGCCTCTTTAGCGCAGCCGTGAATATCTGCTTCCAGTCATCCGGAGAAAGGATCGTCATTTCGCCATTGACCGGCCACAGAACCGACTTGGATATGGCGGTCAGCAACTCCCACATCAGCGCGTTTTGCTCCAGGCTGCGCGTCGGCTCGCCGATCCTGACCACATACCCATCCGGCGCAGCCATGACCGCATCCGCAGCCCTCTGCCGCGCCTGGTCATGGACAAGCCGGAATGCCTGCTTCATGCTCCCGTCGAACCGAATCCACCGTCACCACGCGCCGAATCAGCCAGGTCTTTGACCTCGTTAAATTCGACACGCGGATACGGAACGATCATGGCCTGAGCGATACGGTCGCCATGCCTGACCACAAGAGGCTCCATGTGCGTCAGCACCCGTGTGAGCATCACCTTGACCTCGCCACGGTAGTCCGAGTCGATCACGCCTACGCCATTGGACAGGCATGTGTTTGCCCGCATCGCATGACCCGACCGGCTGAAAACAAGCATCACATGGCCCTGGGGAACCTCGAAAGCCAGCCCGGTATCAATGACCGACATTCCGGTCACGCGGATTTCCTCACCTCGATCCGCGAAACAGGCGTGCAGGTCAAAACAAGCCGCGCCATCCGTCGCATAGCGGGGGATGATCGCGTTCGGGTTTGTTTTCTTGATCTTCACTTTCATTTAAGCCTCTCCCGCGCACATCCCCGACACCGCCAGTCCTCATCGCGCTTGTCGTAGTGGCACGCCGTCGACATCACGAACGGCACCCAGCGCATCCGATAGACGGAGAGGATCAGCCCGAACATGCGGAAGTGAAACAGGCCGTCGCGCGCCCAAAAACCTTTCGCCGGCTTCTTGTTGGCGCAGCCCCAGGGCTTGACCATCAGTTCCGCGCCTCCGCATCGAAGATCAAACCGAACCCCACACCGCCCGGATGTCCTCGACGAGTTGCCGCATCGCCGCATCGCCGCGTTTCTGCTTGACCAGCAGGTAGAACTCCTCCCGCTCCGTCTTCGCCCAGCGCGCCACCGTTCGGGCCTCTGTCAGGCGGCGAAACTCTTCGCGCCAAGTGCAGAGCATGATTTCGCATGGCGCTCGGCCGCACATTCGTTTGTCCTTCCGTGTAGATCATGTGGGTGATTGCGTGCATCAGCCTGCCCTTCAGTTCGCCAGTCGCGCACGCGCGGCCCATTCCCGGTGACGATCCGCCCATCCCTCACCGTGATCGTCTTGCGGCAATCTCTGCACTGGAAGCGCTCACCGCCCTTCGCGGCAGCGCCTTTTCGGTAGAACATCCCGCCGCAGCGCGCGCAGGTCTTCATGCGGCAAGCCGCTCCGTGATTTCGACCTTGCCCATACTCCAAACCTCCCCCAGCGCCTCGGACGCGAGGTTGATCTGAACGGGAAGCAGGCGCTCGCCAGCCAGGTATTTCTGGCGCAGCGCATGTGCCCACCACGGTCCAGCCGCATGTGGGTCACTCTTTCCGGCCGTCACGCCGATTTCGCTTGCTCGGCGCGCGGCAGATTCACGGTCAAGCGGTGCAGGAGCGGCCAGAGCTGGTACGGAATTCCCGACTCTCTTCGCGGCTGATCGGCAATACTCGATGAACTTCGGAAGTGACGGCGGGAACTCGTCGGCCTTTGCGGCATCGAACCCGAGTGCAATGGCTTCCGGGCGGAATCCGCGAAGTTCACCGGCCCATTCCGCCTTTACCCGCGCCAGCGGAAGACCCTGCCAACGCGACATCCAAAGCGCGCCGTAGCGATTCTCGAAGCGTTCCCAAAGGCGATCAACCGCCTTTTCAAGCCACTCGTTTTGCTTCGCCGTCGATTGTTCCGCCTGCATTTCCGTTGCCATTTCCGTCCCCGATGTAGCCCTGCTGTCGTAGATAGTCCGCGTGCTTTCCCCATGTCGATTTTGGAGATCCGCGAGCAGATGGGGTAATCGGTTCAGGGTCGGCAAGAAGGGCCGGGGCGATGTATTTCAACCCGATGCGGCCGGTCGGCTTCGCAGCCATCTTCGCCAGAGCGACCTCGATGATTTCTTCGTCGGTGCGCTTGGCGAGAATCGTTTCCCAAGCGTCGTCAGGCAGGTAGTGCGGGGCTGCATCGGCCATCCCGGCTTTTCGAAGCAGTCCGCAGACGATTCCCTTTCGAGAGGGTGGCGGCGGCGGATTCTGCGCCGCAGTGGTTCCGTTAACCTCCCCTCTCTCTTCGGAGTGGGGTTTAAGGTTTACCTCTTCTCTTCTCTTCTCTTCTCTAGGTAACGCATCATCCGTTACCTCGCTAACGCTTGATGCGTTACTTCCTTCGTTACCTTTTGACTTATGATTCGCCACTCTTTTTGCCGTCAAACCGCGCTGTTTAGCGGTTTCTCCGTTGTGCCGTCCGAAGTTTGGTAGCGAGATCGTTCCATCGCCTGCGATGTCGAGCCACCCTACACGAGCCATTGCATCGGCGAATCCGGTAACGCCAGATAGTCGATCTACCGTTACCTTGGTAACGAACGATGCGTTACCAGATGTCGTGTGCTGGTCGAACCAGCGCCAGACCATGAACAGGCATCCGAATGCATGGGGAGGAGATATTCCGAGCATGTCGGCAATACCGATGACCTCCGGCTTGTCCGGGGTATTCGCTTCAATCTTGAGCCAGTCACCGGCCATCGCAGAACACCCCGTAATACCCTTGCCCTGATTTCAAAGGGATTAAGACATTCATGTCAGGCGGCTTTCTTGGTCTTGGTTTTTTTCAGAGAATCTCGCAGTTTCATCAACTCAATGTAGAGGTCAGACCTGCAAGTCTTTGTTTCTCCGTTGCGAATTCGCCAGATTGTTGGCTGCGAGCA